CCCGTATGCGTGAGGGTGGCCCAAAGTTCACAGTGATGATTGATGTCGCTGGCTACGCCACTGGCGCACCTGATGACGACACTCGTGAAGTTGACTTCCGTCGTTACCATGCTGACCTTTCTGTAGTTGAAGCTGGCACAGGCACTACCTTCCTCGACAAGTGTTACGCTTGGGTAATGACACAAGAAGATATGAACGGCTCGGAGGCTGTATAATGAGCATTGTCATCGACTATACCAAGGGTTTCTTTGAAGCTGCACCATCTGGTGAAACAGTCGGTGACATTGCTACAGGCACTCTGGACCTCGCCACTGGTAACGTGTTCTCCTACACGCCAGCCGCTGATACGACCTTTGTGTTCAGCAACCCACCAGCCACTGGAACTGCTTATGGCATGACCTTGAAGGTGACTGGTGCTGATGTTACTGCTGAGTATGATATTGCTAATGCAGTTTATGACAGTGTTAGCTTTAGTGTTGCTGGGCAGGATACAGTTCCTGCGGGTATTTTTTTTAAACCTGACGGCACTAAGATGTATGTGGTCGGCTTCTCTAGCCGATCTGTTCATCAATACACCTTGTCTACGGCTTATGACCTAAGCACTGCGTCTTATGATAGCGTTAGCTTTAGTTTTACTGCTCAAAGCACAGGCCCTGTGGATATTTCTTTTAAACCTGACGGGACAAAGATGTATATGTTGGCGGACTCTGGCGATGCTGTTCACCAATACAGCCTGTCTACGGCTTATGACCTAAGCACTGCGTCTTATGATAGCGTTAGCTTTAGTGTTGCTGCTCAAAGCACAGGCCCTCAGGGATTCTTTTTCAAACCTGATGGCACTAAAATGTATGTCGCTACGTTTAGTTCTGGCACGATTTTTCAATACGCATTATCTACAGCCTTTGATCTAAGCACTGCATCATACGACAGTGTTAGTTTTAGTGCTGTTACTCAAGGGACTACAGCATCTTCTGTGCAGATTAGGCCGGATGGTTTAAAGATGTATATCTTGATGGCAGGTAACGACACTGTATATCAATACACCTTATCTACAGCATATGACATCAGTACAGCTTCGTATGACAGCATCAGCTTTAGTCTCGCTGTGCAAGATAATGCTGCTTACGGTGTAATTTTTAGCACTGATGGTACTAAAATGTATATGGTCGGCTATACTGGTGATGCGGTCTACCAATACACAACAGGCACAGCTACACCAGCCACATTCACCTATCCTACCGCAGTAGATTGGCCTTCAGCAACTGCTCCTACAGCCCCTGCTACTGGTGAGACTGACGTATATACGTTCTACACCACAGATGGTGGCACGACCTACTACGGGTTCCAAGTTGGGGACGCAATGGCATGACGGTATCAATAGATTACACTGGTGGTGCCTTTGCAGCTAACAAGGCTCAGAAGGTAGGCACGATTACAGGGTCTGACGTTGACGCCTCCACTGGCAACTACTTCGCCTACACACCCACAGCCGACACCACGTTTACCTTCAGCAATGCACCTGCGTCTGGCACTGCCACTGGCTTTGCTCTGGCTGTTACTGGTGCTAGTGTAGCTGCTGGGTATGACTTGGCTAATGCAGTTTATGATAGCAAGAGTTTTTATGCTGGCACTCAGGATGGGAACCCGCAAGGATTAGCATTCAGTCCTGACGGTATTAAAATGTACGTTTCAGGTGAACTATCTGATTATGTGTATCAGTATACTCTTAGTACAGCTTGGGATGTTTCCACTGCTTCATATGACAGTGTTAGTTTTGATCCTACAGCACAAGGTCTTAACCCTTATTGTATAAGATTTAAGTCAGACGGGACATCTTTGTTTATCCTGTTAAACAGCCAAGACACTATATTCCAGTACACTCTTAGTACAGCTTGGGATTTAAGTACCGCCTCTTACGCATCTAAAGGTTTCAGTGTGTCTACTCAAGAGAGCAATCCAACAGGAATGTCTTTCGCTAATAATGGCACAAAGCTGTATGTCATAGGTAATACTAATGATACGGTGTATGAATACACCCTAAGCGCTGCATGGGATATTTCCACAGCCTCTTATACAGGCAATTCTTTTAGTGTTGCTACTCAAGACGGTCTTATGTTTTCTGTTTTTATGCTTGAAGATGGCACAAAAATGCTAACTGGTGGCTTTGGCTCAGATGCTATTTATCAGTATAGTTTAAGCACTGCTTATGATGTGTCTACAGCGTCTTATGATGGTGTTAGTTTTGGTGTTTCTGGCCAGTTACCTAATCTGTTTGAAATAACATTTAAGCCTGACGGTACAAAGATGTATGTTTGCGGTTCTAGTAATGACACCATCTACCAATACACCACAGGCACAGCAGCACCAGCCACCTTCACCTATCCTACCGCAGTAGATTGGCCCTCAGGCACAGCACCAGATGCTCCAGCAGCAGGTGAGACTGATGTACTAGCCTTCTACACAGACGATGGTGGGACAAACTGGTATGGCTTTCAAGCTGGGGATGCAATGGCATGAGTGGCAACGGTAGGAGTATAACGACATGAGTATTTCAAGACTAATGCAGATGGCTGCTGCTGGGGTGCCGAAGGGTGAACCTTGGTTGGCTGACTTGGCTAATGCCAGTTATGATGGGGTTAGTTTTAGTGTTGCTGGGCAGGATACAAACCCACGTGCAATCAGTTTTAACAATGACGGCACTAAGTTGTTTCTTGTTGGAGATACTGCAAACAGTATTTTTCAATACAGTCTATCGACAGGTTTTGATCTAAGCACAATATCTTATGACTCTGTTAGCTTTAGCGTTTCTGGTCAAGATGCGAGTCCATCTGGTCTATTATTCAATAATGATGGCATCAAGATGTATGTCGTGGGTTTTGGGGGCGATGCAGTTTACCAATACAGCCTATCCACAGCTTTTGACCTAAGCACTGCAAGCTATGACTCTGTTAGTTTTAGTGTTTCTGGTCAAGACACACTCCCACTAGGGATGGTATTCAACAATGACGGCAGTAAGTTGTTTATTGTCGGCGGAACTAATGACAGTGTTTACCAATACAGCCTATCTACAGCTTTTGACCTAAGCACAATATCTTATGACTCAGTTAGTTTGAGTGTGGCCAGTCAAACCACAGCCCCATACAGTCCAACTTTTAGTCCTGACGGCACAAAGATGTATCTTACGGGCGGAAGCAGTGTTTTTCAATACAGCTTGTCAACAGGTTTTGATTTAAGCACAGCTTCCTATGATAGCATTAGTTTTAGCACTAGTGGCTTTGATACTGTCCCTAGGGGGCTGTTGTTTAACGAAGACGGAACAAAGATGTATCTCTCTGGCGGCTCCAATGACGCCCTGTATCAAGTCTCAACCGCATAAGGATTGCCTAAATGCACGTCAAACTCACAAACGGCCAGCCCAGCCAATTTCCTTACAGTGTTGGGCAATTCCGCCGTGATAATCCGCAGACTTCTTTCCCGAAGGTCATCCCTGACACGATCCTCCGTCGCAACGGTGTGTTCCCTGTTGAGGAGCTTACCAAGCCTGCCTTTGACCCACTGGTGCAGACGCTCAATCGTGACGCCCTGCCACACAAGGAAGTCATCCGCCTCAAGACAGAGGAAGATGCAACAGACCCTACCACTGGTGAAGTTGACCAAGCCCAAGTCGGTCAGCCTATCTACGGTAACAACTGGCAGGTAGGCTACACGGCTGAGAACAAGCCACAGGATCAAGCGGAGACAGCAGTACGCAACAAGCGTGACCGTCTTATCGCTGAGACTGACTGGATGGCTCTGAGTGATGTTACAATGAGTGCAGAGACAACTACCTATCGTCAGGCACTTCGTGATATAACAGAGCAAGCTGGCTTCCCATACACTGTCGTCTGGCCCACTAAACCTTGAGGTAACACATGCTAGGATTTTCCCCATTAGCCTCCGCCCCGCTTGGTGATGATGGGGTTTCCGCTCAGGTTATCTATCTGTTCAATGCGGATAATATAACGACAGGCTCACCTACAGTTGATGCTTCTGCATTAGTTCAAGAGCATACTCTCAATGGTGTGTCTGTCGTTACAGGTTCCCCTACGGTTGATGCGTCTGCATTAGTTCAAGGGTATACTCTCAATGGAGTGTCTGTCGCTACAGGTTCTCCTACAGTTGATGATAGTACAGTAACCCAAGGTCATATCCTTACGGGAGTATCTATCACCACAGGTTCACCTACGGTTGACCAAAGCACCCTCACGATCACAACCCAGCTGCTTGGGGAGAATATCGTAACGGGGCTTTTTGTCGTTGACCAAAGCAGCATTGCTCAAGTTCAGGTTCTGCTTGCTGACGGTATCACCACAGGCGCTCCATCGGTCCCATCGGTCAACATGGCCGAAGATGAGACCTTCGTCGGTGAGAGCATCGTCACTGGGTCGCCTGTCATCGGGCAGTCTACAGTCGCTCAGGTCCACTCTCTGAATGGCGACTTGATTGAGGCTGGCACACCTACCGTAGGCGCCCCCACGGTGGCTCAGGGTCACGTCCTGACGGCTGCTAACATCAATACAGCACCACCTACTGTATCTGATGCAACAGCAGAAATCACGGTTATCCTCGAAGGTAGCAACATCACTACTGGAGACCCCGTAGTAGGTGCTTCTGACTTAGTAGAGAACAATGACCTTTCTGCCGAGGGCATTACAACTTCTGCACCAACGGTTGACACCTCAAATCTTGTCGTTGTCTTCTACCTTGATGGTAACTCCATTCTCACGGGAAACCCAGTTGTTAATGATGCCTTTATCAATGCGTCTAAACGTAGGGTAGTTTCTGTTGATGGTGATACGACAAACTCTGTAACACTTGCAGAGAATTACAATGAAGTGAATATCTCTGGCGACCACAATTACGCTGAATACGAACAAGATTACAATAGGGTTGCATAACTATGGCATTTAATATCAAACAAAATGATACATCTCCTTCGCTACAGGCAACCCTTAAAGATGCAGTGCAAGTGGCAATCAACCTAACTGGTGGTTCTGTACAACTTCACATGAAGGCACTTGATGGTACTCTCAAAGTAGATACTCCTATGACTATTGTAGATGATCTTAATGGTGTCGTACAATATGATTGGCAAGCTGGTGATACTGACACTGTTGGTGCTTATTACGTAGAGTTTCAGGTTACATACTCAGATGCTTCGGTAGAGACCTTCCCTAACAATGGTAGCAAGATTGTATCGGTAGTTCGGGAGTTGAACTAATGACCACTTGGACCAGACATCTTTACGAGCATGATCCACTAGCCATAGCCAAAGGTGAGTCTAACGGCTACGAAGCTCGTAACATCTTTGGTTATAATGCAATTGTAGGTACATCTTACATCCCATGTTGGGAAAATAACACAGCTTACGTTCAGCCAACTACAGGCTTAACAATGACTGTTACATCTAATGTGGCAGACAATGGTGTGGTTATCCGTATTATTGGACTTGATGTAAACTACAACATAATTGCGGAGAATGTCACTCTAAACTCCGCAGTTCCACCTACGACAACCCTACAATTCTTCCGTATCAATGATGTCGTTACAATAAGTGGCAATGCTCTTAATAGTATTGTCGTATCTAACGGTGGCGTAACATACGCTAAGATACGTGGTGGTGATGGTAAGAACCAAGCGTCTATCTTTACAGTCCCTGCTGGATACACTTTCTATCTAATGCGTATTGATGCCTTCTGTGCAACTGCTGCTCAGAATAACAGGCAAATCTATTTTAGAAACTTTGTGTGTTTACCTACTGGCGTAAAGCTAAGGGTTGCTGAGACTTCCTTCTTAGAGACTATGCACATTAACCGACAGATACCTTTTAAGTACACTGAAAAATCCGACATTGAGTTCCAATTACGTGGTAGCGCAGGTGAACAATTCATCAGTGTCTTTGGAGAAGGTGTCTTAGTTAAAAACACAATACAAGGTGAACCATAATGGCTCAATATGCTAATGACATCTTTACTACTGAGCCAGAAGCTATCTCTCGTAGCATGGACTTAGGTCTTGATGGTGTTATCCACGTCTCTGACTATAATGGTCAAGCTGTCTTTATGCCAGCAGAGAGCCATGAGGCTTATCTAGCCTACTATGAGCAGGGTGGGGCACCAGAAGAGCAAGAAGCACCCTCAGTGGACCGCCTAGAGGCTCTCAGGGCCATTGTAGCTGAAGTGATTGGTAAGAAAATGACAAAGACAAACATTGAAGGTAAAATCCTCAAGACTGACGACGAACAACGTATGGTCTATGGTTGGGCATCAGTAGTAACCGAAAAAGGTGAACCTGTTATTGACCGCCAAGGGGATGTTATCGAAGCTGACACTCTTGTGAAAGCTGTTAACGAATTTATGGAGCATGTGCGGGTCGGCAAGGCCATGCATACTGGGGATCAAGTTGGTGTAGTAGTACACTCGCTCCCTATTACCAAAGAAATTGGTGATGCTCTTGGAATCCAGTCTGACCGTGAAGGATGGGTTGTCGCATACAAAGTATTCGATGATGCTGTCTGGGATATGGTCAAATCTGGGGAACTCGCTGCGTTCTCTATAGGTGGACGTGCTATGAAGGAGGAAATCTAACTTGCCTAATCTCCTAAAAAACTTGCACCTTGAAGAACTTTCCCTAGTGGATCGTCCGGCCAATGCTCAGGCAATGGTTAGTCTCTTTAAGCGTGACAATTCCGATGAGGAAA